ATATTGAGCTACTTAACGGACAAGCTCAAGGTAAACAAATTGTCAGCAACAAACAGGGCGAGCCGGTATTCATTGAGCTGCAACCGAGCCCCGCACACGAATTAAATCTTGATACGCTCAAGTGGGAAATTTCAGCTGAAAAACAAACCGCACTTTTAACTGAAACCCAAACTCGCCTTATCAGCAACATCGATGAGCACGCGGCAAAAATCTACAGTACATGGACTCGATTTGAATCGGAGTATCGTGAGCGACAAGCTGCGGCAGAAGCCTTTAAGGCTGCAAATTATGAGGGCGAATGCAGTCGATATATCTCAGATTTTGCACAACGTGCGAGACTGGATAACAAGACCGCCACAAACCTGATTTTGACGCAGGCGGCAGGCTTGGAAAAACTACAAATGGAGCTTGCCAACCAACGTATGCGCAAGTATGAACTCCAAGCCCCTAATCTCACACTAGAGCAACTGCAATCAATCCATGATGACATTATCAAACAAATGGATAACTTGATGGAGGCATACCAAAATGGCTAAGGTTTATTTGGCAATGTATAAACACAAGCGAGACTGGCGCAAAGAGCCAGTTAAAGCAATCGCTGACCGCATTACTCGATTTTTCACGAAGGGCAAATACTCGCACTGCGAGATTGCCATTGAGCGCATTGAGTTTGGCAACGGGCATCATTATGAGCATGTGACAGTATATGACTGCTACTCCTCATCGGTACAAGACGGTGGGGTGCGCTGCAAACAGATTGATGTGTCCGATAACACCAAATGGGATTTAATTCCGCTGGACGGTGTACCCGAAGCAGAAATCAAAGCCTATTTTGACCGCACTTTGGGTTGTAAATACGACTGGTGGGGCGCGCTAGGGATTGTGCTTGGCATCAAAGAAAAACGCAGTAAGTATTTTTGTTCTGAATGGTGTTTTAATGCGCTTTCAGGCAATGAAGAAGGCTGGCGATTTAGCCCGAATCAATTAGGGGCAATATTTAAATATGATGACTAAAGACAAACCGATCATTAATTTTAACTGGAAATTTGGTGACGATGAAAGTGAAACACTGACGTTAGATGAAAAAGAAGTACCAGAAGGCTTTGCTGATAGCGAATTTGACTTGTTTATCGTGCCTGATGGCAAAGATCCAGTTATCCATTTGACAAAAGGCAATGGTATTGCGTTATCGGATAACAACATCAACATCACTTGCACGCGCGACCGTTTAGCTAACACAAAATGGAAGACCGCAAGTTGGGCTTTAAAAATTACGAATACGAGCAACTGGCGAGACACACTATGTGGCGGCAAGATTACACGTTATAGCTATTATCCGGCAGAACGCGTAGAGGAATGATGCTATGAAAGACTGTAAACGGGCTATCGACGTGAAATTGCAGTTGAAACAAGCAGTGGCGGTATCGTTGCAATCAAAACAACCTATCAAGGTGACGTTATCAAAAGGTATTTCTGGTGGCTGTGGTACACCTGTTTTACCTAAATTTTCAGATTTAATTATAGCTTATAGAATAGGACGACTATGACACAAAACATTCAACAACTTTTAACTGAGTTTGCTCAATACTTAGGCGAGCAGGACAAGGCGATTTTGGCTCAAATCGAGACAAAGATAACCCAACTCAAAAATGACATACTAGGTGGGGAAGTGTCAGCCGATTTAGACACGTTTAGAGAGCTGGCAGAAGAACTACGCAAACTCAAAGAAAGTGGGAGCAGTGCCCCTGAGGCATTAACCACTAAACTGACGGAATTTAAACAGAGTTTAGATGGCTTGACCGACCAACTTAAACCTCTAAAAGAAATGGATCTAAAAGCGGCTTATTTACGTGGGAAAAATAGCTAATGGATAAACTTTTACAACAGTTACCTGAAGTCATTGAACAAATTGGTAGAGATGTTAAAGCCATAACTGTTGTACTCGGTAGAGGTCGCCCTGATAAGCCCGATACAACAGGTGACAAAATAACAGGAGAGGAGCCCAAAATAAAAGGCAATGAGCCTAACGGGACTATCTATGAGTCATCAGATGGCGGTGGAGTCGGAGCTTGGAAATGGCAAAAACGGGATAAGAAATGGGTGGTCATCGATGGTGACACCGGTTTAGTTAATGCTGTAACTAAAAACCTAAAACCCGGTGCTTATATTAAACTTCGTCGTCAAGGAAACTTTGTGACCTGCCACATGGGCGGGTTATCTTGGGGGCTGTTTGGTTATTTGGGGAAGACCGAAAAAGGTTATAGCCCACGACAAGCAGGTCGAGTTGAGGTTATCAGTCAAGGGGGCATCCCGCTTGGCTTTAGAGCTGATGACTCTTGTGGATTTGCCTTGTTTGATGATGACACAAACAGGGCGGTTGCAGGTATTTATGTGGGAGGGGTAGGCGATTCAAATTTTATGCGATTTACCCCTTATCACGAAGATCCAAAAGTAAGAGGTGATGCTGCTATCCCAAATACTGGACCAAGTAATTTAAGACCACAGGCTATGATGTGGACAACGTCCGATCCTTGGCCAGATAGGGTTTAAGATAATTTTATATATCTAAACGCCTTTTAATGACGATTTAAAGAGCGTTTTTGTCTAGACTTAATCTGTATTAAGCATAAAAGTTTTACGAACTTATAGTAGGTTTTTATATGTGGAAACAACAAAAACTAAAATTATCCCCACAGGCAAAAACAACATTACAAAACGCACAAAAGGGGATTATTTCCCCTTTTTCGTTATCTGTCAGTGGGACTAAATTAGGGGTGCATAATTGGTCGCATGGCATCAAAGAAAAATCAAATCACTATTTGTCACCCGAAAATGCCGTGAAAGCACTAGCGGCAAAGTTGGTCGATTATGCCGATCCGAATCGCCCTAAAGGTGTGCAGGATGTTGTGGTCATTATGGTGACAAGTAGCAACATTGATCAGTTTATTGCTGAGTTGGAAAAAGTGCGTGAGCTATTGCCAGAGCCAACATTTAAGCAGGCATTAGACTATGCAAAATCCAGTAAAAATTTACAAGAAACAAAAATGATTAAAACGCCAACGATGGCAAACCCATCATTTTCCAATAGTGCAGATATTACGCCAGGTTCCGCTCGCACGATGCAAAGCATTTTGCGCAATGCCACATCGGCAGCAATTGCCGCTCAAACTAAAGACCCAATGGTGATGATTGAGGCGTTAAAGGCGGCTAAAAAAGAACGCGATAAAGCCAATAACGAAAAAGTCGAAAAAATGCTGAACACATCGGCGAATGTGTATGCGTTTTCCGTTTCTGATTATCTCGAAGTGGCGGAAACAAAAATAAAATTGAATGTGCCGACAGCGGGTAATGTATTTACAGCTTGTGTGATGTTTATTGGTACAGATTTAACCAATATTAGAGGAATGTTGCAAAATGCAGAAACGTAATCCAAGTGTACAACTTGCACTAAATGGCACGCCAATTTATTTAAACAATATTTTAATGTCGGTTTCGGTAAAACGTGAAGAAAAAGACATGAGCGGTCAAAAATCAAGTACCAAAAAATCAGATAAAGGCGTAAAAGCCAAAGAGTTAAGCGTAACGGGGTTTATTCCATACAACAGGAAAGAGTGGCTGACGCAGCTTTTCAATTTGGCTGAAGCAGAAACTGGCAAAGGCGAGCAAACAAAATATCGGGTATCTTGCACAGTTGCAGAGGCGGTAAATATGCGAGAAGTTCAATTTAGTGGAGAGGTATCGGCAACTGAGCAAAATGGGCAATTAGGGTGGGCAATATCATTCACATTACGCGAAGTGAATTCTGTAGCCGAGAAAAAAGACCAGCGCAAGAAAAAACCAAAAGCTAAAGCACAAGGGGAAAAAGCCCCAACAGCGCAAAGTTCAGAAAATAAAAGTGCGGCTGGAAATGGTGGTAAATCTGAACAATCTCAAACTAAGCAAGACGATTCGTTTTGGGGCAAGATTGACAGAGAATTAGGGAAAATTGACGGATGAAAATAATCAAAACGTGCATTATTGACGGCGAAGAATTAGAACTTTCAGATGAGCAAATTATCCTTGAGTTAAATAATACTGGGCGTGGATTCGTCACTGTGCTAACTGAGAAAGATTGTGTAGGCAAAAGTGCAGTTTTTGAGATGGGAGAATATGATCACTATTACAAATGGTTTGACGGTATTGTTGAGCGTGAACAAAGTGCCGAAAACGGCTATAAAAAATTATTTATTCGCGAAAAAGTGGCAGTGTTTGAAAAGCCGTTAAATTGCTCTCATCGCCATATTACCTTGCGTGATTTGTGCGCATGGATTACAAGCCAAACAAAAATCCCAGTAAAGGTGCCGCAAGCAGATTATGCGGATACGCCGATTTCGTTATTCACTCATAATGGCAGTGGTTATCAGCTTTTAGCCAATATTGGGCGACAATATCAAATCCCTGATTATATGTGGCAACAATCGCCAGACGGTTCTTTGTTTGTTGGTTCGCATAAAGATTCACGCTGGGCAGGCAAGAATATTGAGTTTGACGAAAGCATGACATTAACAAGCGGCAGCAATGATATGACAATTCCTATCACTGCCGCTATTCGACCTGGTGCAATCATTAATGGCAATAAAATTCAGAAAGTGGAATTGCATGGCGATGATTATGTGCTGTCGTGGGAAAATCTAGGCAAAGATGGCAAGCCAGAACAAAAAAGCCCAGAACGCCGACAAATGGAAAAAACATTCCCTGAACTGGCGGGCGGGTATCATTTGCCGAAGTATGCGAAAGTCGTTGGCGTTGCAGATCCATCTAGTGGCGGTGATATTTCCGATCCGTTCCGACCAAAATATGCTGTCGAGTTGCAACTACTCGATGAAAACGGAAACGAGGATAAAACTGTGCCAGTTTATCCTGCAGTACCGTTACCTGTAACAAGTACAGGTTCGCAAGGTGGTGATTTTGCGTTTCCTGAAGTAGGAACGATGGTAGAAGTGGGCTTTGCTTATGGGCGAAGCGATCAACCTTTTGTGCGTACGATGTTAGCGCAAGGAAAAACAGTACCAAGTGTTGCACCTGGAGAACAACTCAAACAGCAACGCCCCGAAGTGTATGAGCGCACCGATGCCGCAGGCAATAAGATTCGCGAAACCGATCAGAAGATTACAGATAAATCCTTTGAACGCTACATCGAAACCGACAGCGAAGTAAAACAAATCGGCACGTCAAATGTGACGATTGATTCTGATAAAACGGAAACTATTGGCGGAAATAAAACTGTTAGCGTGTTGGGCAGTATCAATGACACCACGGCAAGTAATCGAACTGTAGGGACAGGTGGAACACTGCAAGAAAAAATTGTAGGACTAGCGCAACGCGTTTCAGACGAGAAAAATAAAATCGTCGCGCCATTAAGTTATATGGGGTCAGAAGGTCAAAATATTTTCAGACTGCTAGAAGATACCATTCAACTATTGGGCGAAGTTGCAAGCACCTTGGCAACGCATACGCACAGAGGTTCACCTCCGCCAGATCAAGCAAGTACATTCACCCAGCAGGCAAGCCAAGCAAAAACAATTAAAGGTAAACTCACGCCTATCATTGAGTAACAACCGCAATTCATATCAAACCAAAGCCGCACAATGTTGCGGCTTTTCTTTATCTCCCCGATATACATATCAGAGACATCAACCACGGAAAATCTAAGTTATTGTTATAACAAATAAATCTAAGTAATAAGCAATATAAAACAATTCCACGGAAATTTTTCACGTAAAAAACCAAGGCACGGAAAATCCACTTCCTCCCCCGCCGAATTTGCGTTAAAAATTGGTGTTTTTTCAGTTAGATTTCAAAGTAAAAATTAATCTAACTTATTGAAGTAAAAGAGATCATTAATGCAACTGAATAGAGATCTTAACTGTAAAAATTTCAATCTTTTTCATCACTTTTCACTTAAAATAGATCATTGATTATAAGAATAACAAGATAACCTAATGATTTTTAAATTGTTTTTAAATTTTCCGTGTGAAATATGAGAGTAATTGATTTCAGTTAATTGACTGGCGGTTATCGCCATTGTTTAAAGATAGGTTTAAAAGTAAAGATAAAAACTAGATATTTATAATCGCCACTTTATCGCCAGTTAAATATTATTGGTGGGTCGTGAAGGATTCGAACCTTCGACCAACGGATTAAAAGTCCGCTGCTCTACCGACTGAGCTAACGACCCATGC